CCGACACTAAATAATAAGCTTTACTATTTAGTATCTAATGTTGCCTATACTGCCGATGACAAGTCAACAATACTTAGCCTTGCTACTGAAATACCTGTTGTTTTATCAGGCGGTGTATTCACAGGTCAGTTTGTATTCTCTAATCCAAACAACTATGAGTATGTGTACTTATTATGGGATTATGAGGATAAAATGAATACAGTTGCCTCTTATAAAGGTGTAACTGAAAGTCGATCAATTGAAATGAATTATGGAGCTAATATCGGGAGAGCTGGTATTAGTTTTAATACCATTGACCCTGATCAACCTACAAGATACCAAGTTGAATGGAATGGTGAGATTGTAGCTGATACAAAGTATGTTGGGATTAATTCATCATCTAATTATAGCGCATTAATAGCAGCAGGTGTTCCTGAAGATGAAATTGGATTAGTAGCTCCATATACAGGGCTTATTGATAATGGAACAGGTGTTATTGAGTTTTATAAAAATTTGCCAACCGGAGAAGCTAATTTAATTGTATCATCGCCATTCAGTGGATCAACATGGATTGTAAATAAAATTAGTCCATACTTAACACAATTTTACTTTGATAGAGCAGCTGGAATACCATCAGATGTTTGTAGTCAGTGTCCTGATTTTTCTCTATACCATAATGGAACAGATGTATTACCAAGTGTTGGCGACCAACTATTTACTTCTTCAGACGGATCAAGTGTATATGTTGGAGATGATTATCTTCACCTTATAAACACAATTCTATGTGTTACTCCTCCTATATCAAACTTAAGTTACATAACCGTAGGATCTACAGGTGATGTTACTTCAAAACAAAGTTGCAGATGTTCTGAATTTGCCGTTCCTTTTATTATTGCAGACCCTATAAATGTTGATACAAATACAGTAGAAAATGTAATAATAGAAGTTGTAAACAACCCAACATCTTGGAGTATTCTAGCAAGTACATTACCAAATGAGGCTGTTTTTTCAGACGGTATTATATACTTTAATAACTGTCCGGCTGGGAACTACTCAATTACACTAAGAGCAACAAACTGCTTTGGAATATCATCTGCTGCTGTAATACCTGTTAACGTTACTAATCCTGGAGACCTTAAACCATTCTTAATTGATGTGGAGCAATTTAAAGAATCTGGAAGTGACGCTTGTTTGGTTATACCTACATTCACATTAATGTATTTTAATGGTAATGGATATATCCCAAATACTACAGATACAATTTTCTACGATCCTGAAGCACTAAAACCATTCATGGGTGGCGGTAAGTGGTATTATATAAATGACTCAGACTATACAATACAAATAGATGAGGATGGTACAGTTATAGGTGAAAGCACATGTGCTGGAACCACAACGACAACTACAACTACAACTACAACGACACTTCCTGCTGGTAATTATTATAATGCAGATTCATGTTCAGATCCATCAGTATCTGTCGTATTAAGAGATACTACCGCGGCTGTTATTGTGACCGGAAATATAGTTAAAACAACTGATGGAAACTGCTGGAGGATATCTTCAGTAGCTACAGCATCATCACCATATTACAATATGCTAACGCCTGTCGTTATATATGCAGATTGTACAGCATGCACAGGAACTACAACAACTACAAGTACTACGACAACCACAACAGCAACTCCTGTAACTGGTTTTGATATTGATACAAGTGGATTTACAACAGCTAGATCGGCATGCCTAGAAACGCCTACATATATAACCTACTATCACACAGGTACATTTGCAGTAAACAGTTTTGTTTACACTAATGCAGGCGCTACAACATTATTTAATGGAGGTTTCCTGTGGTATCTAGTTAGAAAATCAGGAATTACTTACGCATGTCTTATTGCAAATACAGGTCAAATACTTAATATATCTGCATGCTCTGGGGTAACCACAACTACAACTACAACAACTATTCCTGTTAGATACTACTCAGGCACAAAATGTGTTGGCGGTGCAGCTGTATTATTGCAATACACAGGTTTTAGCGCGTTGACGCTTCCTAATTATGTAAAAGATAGTAATGGAGATTGCTGCACAATAACAGCGTCTGTAGGCCCAGGTGTTGTCAATGGAACTATATTTTATACGTATGGTAGCTGCTCAGAGTGTGCAGCAACGACAACTACGACAACGACGACAACTACGACAACGACGACAACTACGACAACGACGACAACGACTACGACAGCTGCGCCATTGACTCCGATTACGCTGTCATACTCTTCTTCACAATCATCTGTTTGCTCAGTTCTTGATATTGATAATTATTACGTCAATGGAGCTATTGGTGTTCCAGGAAATTATATCTTTACAAACTTAGCTGGCACAGATCCTGCGCCCGCTGGTTGGTATTTAAATTTAATTACAAATGTTGCGTATGAGTGGAACGGATCAAACTGGACCGGCGCAAGTAAAACCTGTTAATGAAAACACTTAGGATGTTGTCAGCGCAACCAGCGCTTGACTACTATGCATGGCAGATTGAGGTATGTATACATAACTTCGCTTCATTAGGTTACAAAAACATTGACATAGTTGCTGGTTATCAAGATGAGATACCTGAATCTTGGAATAAGTTATATCAGACTTATAGTGATATTGCTCGATTCTTTTTTTATAAGGATACAATGGGTGACTGTAATTACCCACCAGCTATACAAGCACATCTTTTGGAAAAGCACTTTAAGAAGCATCCTGATCTAATAAACGATGCAATTTTTTTTCATGATGCTGACTTTGTTTTCACCAAGTATATGGACTTTACTCCATATCTTCAGGATGACATATGGTACTTCTCAGACACTATCTCATACATAGGTTATGACTACATCATGAGCAAGGGAGAAGAGATCTTAGACGCAATGTGTAATCAAGTGGGTATATCAAAAAAGTTAATTGAGTTTAATAAGAATAGAAGTGGAGGAGCTCAAAAACTTATGAAGAACTTAACATCTCACTACTGGAAGAAAGTTGAAGAAGATAGTAAATCGCTATACAATCTATTAACTGAAATGCAGCACATTAAAAAAGAAGGAGATCCAAACGGCATACAGGCTTGGACAGCAAGCATGTGGGCCGAATTATGGAATGCTTGGTTTTTTGGACATCATGTTGAGGTACCTAAAGACTTTGATTTTGCTTGGGCTACGTGTCCATCTAGTTTATGGGATGAGCTTTATTTTTTCCATAATGCCGGTGTAATGAATAATAATCAAGGCATGTTTCACAAAGCGTCATATATGCATATTTTACCCTTTGGTACAAATCTGACGGTAGATACAAATAGGTGCTCATATTACTATTATCAAATGATCAAAAGCATGAAAAGCTGCTTAGTCTAAAATTCGTAACTTTGTTATATGGTTATAGATACGCTTACTTTTTCAGATAAAGCTGAGGGATGGACTTCTAGATGGACTTATCGCCCTGAGTGGATGATGGGATTGAATAGTTCATTCTATTCATTTAAGAATGGTAATTTGTATAAACATGATACTAATATAAATAGGACTCAGTTTTACAATGAACCTATTAATTCTCTATATGGATTTAGTATATCAACTGTAATAAACCAATCGCCAACAGAGATAAAAATGTTCAAGACGTTAGCGCTTGACTGTACACATCCATTAAATTTTGTTGGTTATACAGATCTTGATGATGCCCAAATGAGTATGTCTCAATTTGTAAATAAAGAAGGAGAATGGTATTCATATATGAGAAGGCCAGTAAATCAAATCAATTTTGACCTAATATCTGCTCAAGGTGTTGGAAATGTATTGTCTACAACAGCACCTGATATTATAACTACTCAAAGCAAGTTCACAAATATTAGCAAAGGGGATGAGATTTATAAAGCATCATTTGCTGGTACTATGATTTCAGGCGTTAATTATGTTGGAACAATAGACTACGTAGATCAGTCCAATAATGAGATTAAATTAGATGCTGCATTTGCTACACCATTACAACCTGGTGATTTTTTGGTATCTTTTAAATCATCATCTGCTGAATCATACGGAACAAGAGGATACTTCCTTAACCTTACACTATCAAGAAGTGGATCTGACGCTACTCCGGAAATAGAGCTATTTGCTGTTAGCACCGCAGTATTCAAAAGTTTTCCTTAAATTTGTTACATGGAAGTTAGGTTTTTAGATGACCGAGACTACGATGTATTATCCCAATGGTGGAAGGACTGGAGATGGTCAGCACCACCAAAAGATATGCTACCGCAAGACGGAAGGGGTGGATTAATGGTAAGTAAAGATGGTGAAGATATTTGCGCTGGATTTATTTACTTTACAAACTCAAAGACGGCTTGGATTGAGTACATCGTATCAAACTTTCAATATAGACAAAACGATCGCAAAGAAGCGATAGAACTATTAATAAAATCACTTGTTGAGGTAGCTGCTGAAACAAATGGAACTAAATACTTCTACACTTCTTTGAAGAACGAAAATTTGATTAACCGATATGCAGCATGTGGATTTGAAAAAGGATCAAACAACTGCACTGAAATGATAAAGATATGGCAGCAGTAACATCAACATTAGTAGCCTTAGGGGGAATTGGCGTTAGTGCCGCTCAGGCTATCAAATCACAAAGCCAAATGAAACAAGCTGAACAAGCTAGTGCATTGGCAAAACAGCAACTAAAACAAATTAAAGAAACCAATCCATTCAAGGCCTTACAGGTACCTACACTTGGTCTTGAGATGGCCCAACAGCAACAGTCTCAACGTGAGGCTCAGATGGTTGGTGCATTACAAGGCACAGGTGCTGAAGGTGTTTTAGGTGGTATAGGTCAGTTAGCAGCAGCAGGCAACGAGCAAGACATGGCTCTTGCTGCTCAAGCAAATCAACTTCAGTATGGTAGAGATATGGCTCAAGCTGAGGCTGAACTTGGAATAGGAGCTCGTAAAGCTGAAAGAGATTGGATGGCTGGAATAGGTGAGGTTCAAGAACAAAACATGAGACGAGCTGAAGCTATTGCAAATCGTAATGCTGCTATTGAGGGAGCACTTGGATTTGCAGGATCAGCGGCATCAAGTTTGGATGACTTAATTGGTCTTTATAAAAAACAAGGTAACAAAGCACAACAAAGCTGGAATGCATTAACTGCTAATACAGCATATACTGCTCCAGGTGGTCCACTTACTAAAGAACAGCAAGCTGCTTATGGTCTTAGTATATTACAAGGAACAAACTACCAACCATAATGGCAACTAGCAATCAAAACATATTTGGCTACATTCCTACCGAGTCGGTAGATTGGTCTAAGGCTATTGGTGGTTTATATACTACTGTTAAGGGTATTGAGGAAGGTCGAGAAGAGCTTAAGTTAGAGCTTGATCAACTTAAAACTGACAACATTAAGACCATTCAGCAAGCTGATAATTTTACTAGTCAGACATTCCAACAAATGATGCTTGGCGCATCTCAAAATGGGGTATCTACAATTAAAGCCTGGAATGATGCGCTTAAAAGAGGTGAGCTTGATCCTAAAGAATATAAGCAAAGAATGAATAGCCTAATGGAAAATTGGGGTACGCTTGCTAATAACGTAAAGAGCTTTGACACCAAGAACGCCGAGATACAAAAGCAACTACAGAGTGGTGAAATATCAAAGGCCTCTGTAGAAGCTGGTGAGTATTTTGCTAGAATGGGCGATCTTAAGAATTTGCAGGTATTTATTGATCCATCTACTGGATTAGTTAGCACAGGTAGATTAGATGCCGCAACAGGTCAGGTTATTCCTGATACTATCGAAAGCGCCAAAACCACAGGTGACTTAAGCAATTTAATCTTTAATAAAACAAATGTTGATAAGGCTGTAGCTGAAACAACTAAGTTTTGGAAAGACTACATGGTTGAAAATAACATTACGACTACTAGCGACCTTAGACAAAGAGATGAATTTGCCAGTAAAATGGCTGACCTAACGGGTGCACTAACCAGTAATAACCGAATGACATTAAGTATTTTAATGGACAACACAGACGAGGGTTATACCACTTACTATACGGCGGCCGATAGGGATTCAAAGTTAATTGAAATGGTTGAGAGAGAAAACCAAAAAAGAGCATACCAGGACAAGTCGAAGTTGAGTGGAGAAGATCTAAATGCATTTATTAAAGAAGCTGAAGGTAAACTCATTCCAATGCAAAAAGATGCGTCAGGTGTATACCAACCAATGATATCAGAAAAACAAAAGGAAAGAGCTAAAAAAACTATTGAGTCAGCTGTTGCGCTTCAGCTTGGATATAAGTCATTACAAGACGAACCAAAGGTAGTAGGAGGTGGGTCAAATAATAGCCCAGAGAGTGAAAAATTAAAATACGAGACGCTTGCCAATGGGGTTATAAAAAATTGGAATAACAGCGAATGGCTTAGCTCCCAATCAAAAGAATATGACTTTAAATGGGTAGCAGGTGGAAAGCTAGAAGTTTATAAGCAAGTTTCTGATGGAAGAGGTGGATTTGATGCTGCTCTTGTTCAAACAATACCAAATCCTACACCTGAGACATTGGGTCAATATTTAGGTATTACCACAGCACAAGCAGATAACTTTAAAAAATCACTTGATGTGGCTAGAGGTACTGTAAATAGAACAACAAATACCACTACAAAAAGATTGGTTTCAACAACTACAAAATTTAACGGATAGATATGAACGACAAGCAGCAACAGCTTTATAATTATTTAAAAGAGAATGGGTTAACAGATTTAGATGCTAACACATTTTTCAGTAAATATTCAGATCAGGGGAAAGCTCAGGAAGTTTGGTCTTACTTAAAAGATCAAGGAATGACTGACCTAGATGCTAATTCGTTTTACTCTAGTTATTTTAAAAAAAAAAGCCCAGGCACTACGGACTCCACCTCGGGGACTGGTTCATCGGCGTCATCAGACGGTGAGATTTTTACAGGATATCCTGGTAAAGAAGCTAAGAGATATAAGTTTAAGAATAATGCATGGTATGAAGAAGCAGTTGTATCTTCAGGTAAAGATGCACCAAATACCACTATTAAGACAAAGTACTCTCAGATTACAGATCCTAATAGGATAAAAAATCTAAACTATCAATTCAAAAAAGACGCGTCTGTTTCTCAAGAGGAGCAAGTTTTCTCTAATTACGACGAAGAGAAAAAAGACAATTTATATCGTATAAATAACAACCAATGGGAACGAAAAACTCCTGGTAGTGAATTTGTACCCATCAAGAATGAAGGATCAATAAATGCATTAAACAAGCGATATGGTCAATCAGTAGGTACTAAAATTGTACCCACTACTACATTACCACCTAAGAATTTTAAAGAGATTACGTCTAGTTTTGTTGGACAAACTGAAGAGAAGGCTATTGATTATTTAACTAAAAACTACGCCAAATACGGATTCACATTCGAAGAAGAAGGTGCATTTGCTATTGACAGAATTAGAGTCAAGACTCAAGATGGTAGTAAAGAAGAGGTATTTGAATTTGATGAAAAGAATCCAGAGCAAGCTGCTAAATTAAAAGCATTCTTAGAAGAAAATGCAACTAAAGCTTATAGTAAAACATATTATGATGCTGTAGGAACTTTAAGAAAGCTTGAATATGCAGATCCAAAAACTGGGCAAAGAACAAGTTGGGATGCAAAAGATCCGGCAAAAGCATCAGTCAATGTAGGTAAGAAAATAATAGATCAGGATTTTCAAAATCAGTTTAAGAAATTGTCTTTTGAGGAGCAAAAAGAACTTATTCAAAACCACATTGTAGGGGTAGATTTACCTACTAAATATGTACAAGAGTTCTATAAAACACCTGCATATCAAGATTACAAAAAGAAAAAATCTGAGGCTAATAAAACATATGAGCAAAAGCTAAATGATCTTTATGATCAATATAATTATGCTAAGGAAACTAAGGATCCCAACAAGATTAAAGAAGCTAAAAACAGAATCAACTCTTATCTTACTGATGAAGTAATTCAAGACAATGTCAAGAATTATGATATGCAGCTCAATGATTTGCAAAAAACAGCTGAGAATATACAGTCAGATATGAAAGCATACGATATTGAGGTTGCTAAATTTAATCAGTTGGCAAAATCAGGCTTACTTACTCAGGAGCAATACAACGAGCAAAAATTACTCATAGACAATAAGGCTGAAGATATTGAAACTAGACGCCAAAAATTTAAAATTCAAAGAGATCAGACCATTGCATCTCAGAGTAAACTAAACTATGTAGCTGGTAAATATATCGCTGCAAAAGAGAAAGAAGGTGGGACTGCTGGGTATTTACTTAACAAGGTGCTGTCCGGTGTATCCATGGTAGTTGCTGAGCCATTTGCATATCAAGCAGCACTTGGTAAAGATAAATATGACGAGTTATCTCCAGAGGAAAAGGCATACTATAAAAGCTTAAAATATAATGGCAAGAATCTAACCAAGCAACAGATTGAAAATTTACTAGATAACCAAGCTATCCTTCAAGCAAAAGAAGATGCCAAAGCATCAATTATTAAAGCAGTAGGTAGCGAGGGTACTACACTTGAGTACATGAAATCTGGAGACAGAGGTTGGTTTACTCAAGCTATTGGTGGTGTATTAGAATCTCTCCCAGCTATGGCTTCTGGTGTTGGAGGCAAGGCTACTTCTTTTGTAGGTCTAGCCGCACAAGCATATAGTGGTATTGAGGAAGAGATGCTTAGCGATCCTGACTTCCAATACAGCTCATCATTAGATAGAGCATTAATTGCTGTGCCATATGCAGCAGCAATGGGTGTCCTTGAAAATGTTGGTTTAAACAACTTAGTAAAGGGTGATTCATTTGCTGGTAAAGTATTAATGGGTGTTGCTTTAAAAGCGGCTAAAAAATTAGGCGCAAATGCAACTGTAGATGCGCTTGAAAAAATAGCTGAAAAAGAAGTCCAAAGCATGTTAGCTAAGGGACTTATCAAAATAACTCAGGCAGGATTAGCTGAATTTGAAACTGGAGCAACTCAGTCATTAGTTCTTGATAAAGGATGGAAAGATGTAGCTAACTGGTGGATGTCTAAAGATCTAACTGAAGAGCAGAAGAAAAATCTAACTAAAGGTGAATTCTTTGAAACTCCAGATGGATTTAAGGAGACAGCATTTAAGGTTTTTGAAGATGGTCTTGCTGAGATGGTTGGTGGTAAGACCATGGGGGCTGTTGGTGTTATTGGCGAAAGATTAATTAGAGGCAATATTTCACTATACAGCGAAGACGATTTAAAGTTTTTAGAAAATGTAGCTACAGATACAGAGTTCAAAAAGTTGATGGTTGCAAACCTAAAGACTCAAATGATTAAAGGTAATATCACTAAGTCAGAAGCTAATGCACAATTAGAGGCCATCAACAAAATTGACGGAATAATATCTAGCATGCCAGAACAACTTTCAGACAGAGATAGAATGAATGCGTTCAATCTTATTGTTGAGAGAGATAGATTACAGAAGGAAATAGATAAAAGCGACCCTGCATTAGTTACTGCTCAAAAGGAGCGTGTCGCTGAAATTAATAACCAACTAGATAAAATAAGTAAAGATGCCGTTCAAAAGCAAACAACAGGTGAAGTACCTGTACAGTCAGGAACCGCAGTTAGCGGAGAAATGGCGGAAGGAGAATCCGAAACAGGACTTAAAGAAGCTACCAAAAAAGGTAAAGAAGAAGTAGCACAATACATTGCAGATATGGGTGCAGAGGCTCGTCTTGGGGCCACTATAAACCCAATCATGGATAAGATGTCTAACGCTGAGTTCATCAACGATAATGACATTGACACTGCTATTGAAGCCATCTTTAATGAGGTAGAGCAACTAGAAAAGTCGGATCAATACAGCCCTGAGACAAAGGCTGCCATGTCTGAGAAATTATTAAACATTGCAGATAAATTAGATAACTATGAATTTAGAACAAAGACTGAAACTGTCGCAACTACCAAAGCAGGGGCAGCTAGCCCTACTAGAAGAACTTCTGAAGCGGTCCAAAAAATCAGAGCCGAAAAATACTTCAATGGCGTCGAAGCCGAAGTCAATGGACAACAAGTAACTTTATCAGACAACAATGGTCGCGTAGAGGCAGCTATGCCAAACGGAGAGGTGATTGTGATAGACACTCCTACCATGGAAATCATCGAGGATGGTTTTGAGTTCGACAATAATGGCGCACTACAAGCTGTCACAGTAACCGATAGGCTTGGAAACACGGTTAAACTAACTGGTGAACAAGCCCTTGACTTTGCTATCCGTGATCGCGAGAACAAACTTGGTGTTGTTGAGCAAGCTGAGTTTGAGACTGTATACCAAGAAGTAGAGAAGCAATATATTAAAGAAAATTTGCAGGATACGCAAAAACAAACTAATTTAGCACAAGATGAAAAAGGAAAACCAAAAGCTGGAAATAGACTCTTCAACGAGCCGCTCAAGGCAGTTGCAGAAATTGCTAATCGATACTTTCAAAGAGTTTTCGGATCTCAAAGACCAACGTTCGAAGGTACAACAGAGCTTGATGTCGAAAGAGCAAAAAGGATAGCTGCTGCTTATGAAGCTATGGAGGATAACCCAAATGACCCTGAGGTCAAAAGGGCTTATGAAGCTATGGCTAAAGAAACTATTGAGCAATACCGAGCGTTCTTAGATGCCGGATATGTTGTAGAGATTAATAATGAAGAGCCTTACGCTACCTCTGAAGAAATGATAGAGGATTTGCGTAATAATAAGCGCATTAAAATATTCTCTACGGAATCTGGTTTTGGAGATACACCAATTACTCCGGAACAACGTGCTGCAAATCCACTATTAGCAACAACTGAATTTACTGATGTCAATGGCCAACCTATGTTGGTAAATGATTTATTTAGAGCTGTTCATGACTTTTTTGGTCATGCCGAGCTAGGTAATTCATTTGGCCCTAAAGGGGAAGAGAATGCATGGAATGTACATGCAAGAATGTACTCTCCTTTAGCGCGTAGAGCCATGACGACTGAGACCAGAGGGCAGAATTCATATGTGAATTTCTCTGGTGTTAATGAAAGAGTAGAAGCATTAAGAGAAGAGGCTAGAAAGTTAAGAGAGCAAGGAAAACTTGATGAAGCTGCTGCTCTTGTTAATCAGATCTATGATGAGGCAAAATTTGCTGATCAAAAGATTGGTTTGCTTCCGGAAGAATTCTCAATGATAGATGGTGAGGTTCAGGAAACTGTAGATGCTGAAGCCAATCTTATAACTGAGAAGAACGCGAAATTAATGTCTGTTAAGTTCAAGCGTAACCCTATAGTAAGGGCCGCTCTTAACATCATGAAGGCACTTCCAGGCGTTAAGATATATCTTCATGAGAATACAGATCAATATGCCAGTACATTAGCCGATAGAACAGGAGAAAGCAAGCAGTCAATCACCAAAGAAAATAGTGCTGGATCTTATATAGATGGTGAGATTCATATTGACATGACAAAGGCCGATATGGTTACGCTTCTTCACGAGGCTGTCCACCATGCTTTTGCATCGTTAGGTGTTTCTGAGAATCTATTTATCGACCTAGCAAAAGGGCTTCGTCCATTAATTACAAACAAGACTAGACTAGCTGAGCTTGATGCTTTCATTGATTCATACGATGGTGATGAGCTCAAGGCTGAGGAGTTTATGGCTCAACTTGGTGGTATCCTCGCTGATAACAGAGAAGAGCTTACTGTAAGCAAGCTTACTCAGTTCAAAGCATTGATCAACCGATTGATGAAAAAGATTGGCCTAGGTGTTATATTCAAGGCGTCTGCAACGACTAAAGAAGCTGCCGACCTTATTAACGCCATTACTTTTGGTATATCTACAGGATCTAAAATATCTGATCAGGTTGTTGGTAAGACCGGTAAGGCAAAGAGACAAGCGGTTACAATTATGCAAGGAAAAGAGTCCATGAAGAAATTTGGACTCAAGGAGGGTAAGAATGTAACTAGAAAAATTGGTGAAGCATTAGAAGCTAGACAAAGGGCTAAATACGGAACTATTGCTCAAAAAGATAACTCACCTGAAGCCAGAAAGAAAATATCAAACTGGATGGTTGATGAGGTTAAATATTTTACAGAGCTAATGGGTGACAAGAGTGGTAAAGGATGGTATGGTGAACTATACCAAAAATCACTAGATGCAATGTCTAAAATCTTTCCAGAGATGAAGACAGATCAAAATGCTAGAGATTTATTTACAATGCTTGTAGCTATAACTTCAGATGGTCAGAAAGTTATGACTAATTTCAAATTAGCTTCTGAGGCATACGACTATTACAAAAAGAATGGAGTAATGCCAGTCACTCTTTCCGGTCTTAGAGTTGCATCTTTTGAGGCTAACTTAAAGAGAATAAACGAACTACTTGTTGAATACAACGGAGATATAGCTGCTATTAAAAAAGACTTAATGGATGTTAGGTCTATTCAAGATATAAATAAAGAGAGAAAGACAGAGGGACTTCCTCCATTAAAAACTAGCTGGCCTGTTAGTTTCAAAGCTCCGTTTGCTGCTTCTGTGTTTGGAGCAAAATTAGGAATGTTCTTCTCTAATCTATCAGGAAATGAAGCATATCCAACACTTGACAGATGGTGGTCTAGAACTTTTAATAGGTATCGTGGTACATTAATTCCCGGACTAAAAAGTGGATTCACTAAGAAAGGTGAAGCTATTGGACTTGATAGATTTAAGGGCTTACTTGGGAATCCAGGTATGAGTAACGAAGAGGCTTTACTAGCTTCTAAATCTTATCGTGATTCTTATGCTGCTAAAGGATATAAAAATGGAACCGAAGTAGAAAAAGCAGCAAATACAATATACAAAACTGCTTTTGAAAATATTAACGATGCTCCATTTAATGGAGGTGATCGTAAATTTATGTATGACACTATATCTGATGCTGTCAATAAATTAAATAAGGATGGTTATGAGTTAAGTATAGCTGATGTTCAAGCAATACTTTGGTACTTTGAAAAGAATCTCTATAAGACACTTGGAGTTCAGGCAAAAATTGAAGGTATTAGTTATGAAGATGCTGCAAATTATACATATGATAAGTGGAAAGAATCTGGTCAGAAATTTAATTACGAAATTAAAGCTGAAGAAGAAGGCCAATCTGTTGAGGATGCTGATGAAGATATAGAGGAAGAAGAAGCTAAACCAATTAAACGTAAGAAACAGTTAATAGCACCTAACGGTAAGCCATCTAAACTAAACGCTCAGCAATGGGAACAAGTTAGAACTCCAGCATTCAAGAAGTGGTTTGGGGATTGGGAAAATGATCCTGAGAATGCTAGTAAGGTCGTTGATGAGAATGGAGAACCTAGAGTGGTATTTCATGGAACTAATGCTGAATTTGATGAGTTTAAATCAGAACTATTAGGATCTAAAAATTGGCTTGCTGATTCAGCGTATATGGGCTTCTTCTTTGCTGGTAATCAAGCTACATCTGAAGCATATACCGGAATGAATTCATCTGATATGATTGGATTAAATATAAGCGATAGTCCAATACTAAAGAGAGCTAATGAAAAATACGGTAAGGAAATTCAAGATGTTAAGGATTCCATCAAAGAAGTTTATCAAAAAGAATTTGACGATGCCTTAGATAAACGAAAGAAAGAGTTAATCGACGGTTTAACAGAAGATGTCATAAAAATTTTCTTTCCAAAAGGAATAACCAATGAAACAGTTAATACTTTAATAAGTTTTGAAAAGAGGGAAGAGATATCTAAAAAAGCAGATAAGATTAATAAAGATAATGGAAATGCTAAAAAACTAGAAGATTTAGAGAAAAAAGCAATTAAGTATATTAATGATGAGTTCATTAAAGATCGAGGATTAAAGCCTCAAATAATGAATTTATTCTTAAACATAAGAAATCCAAAAACAGTTGCTGTAGAAAATAGAGATGAGGTATCACTTCCATATGAGATACAAGCAGCAAAAGATAGTGGAAATGATGGTGTAATATTCAATAATCTTAAAGACGGAGCTGAAGAGGACGATATATTTGTAGCATTCAAGCCTAACCAAGTAAAGTCAGCTACTGAAAACGTTGGTACATTTAGCCCTAAGACCGCAAATATTAAATTCCAAAAGGCCCCAAAAATTTTAGGAGGGAAGCCGACACAGGTGATTGTGAAAGATGAGTACAAGGCTCTACTTGATCAGATCAAACTTGAGGCTAGAGCGCAGAGAGAACAAAAAAGAGAACATAAGAAAATACTAGCTGACATCTCCGCTACCGTCACTTCTTTAAAAAGTAAGGGCAACATATCAGTCAAGCAGTTTGACTTCATTATGAAGAAGCTGAAGGGCCTAAATTTTGATAACAAGCAGAAGGTATCTGAGTTCATTGATTATGTATCTAGAGCGCTTGCAAATGCTGAGTACATAGACAACGTTCAGAAGGCCAAGAGAATGTCTAAGGCAATTGCCAGTAAACTAAAAGGTAAGCCAAATCCTTTCGCTATAGTAGCTAAGATGTTCACGTCATTAGATGCTGAGTACGTTGAAAATGTTGTAGACCACATTGCTGTAGCACAGATGATTATGGATGGTGTTAAATCTAGCTCTACTAGAGGTGGTAAGTTAACACTAAAACAAGAACCTGATCTACAGGTAATCGCTGAATACATTGACGCTGAACAACAACGTCAAACGCAGAGACTATTTAAAAACCTACAGGCTAGATACGAGAATATTACCGGCAAACCTTCTACAAACTTGCCTGCTGAAACAATGCTAACAGAGCTCGAAGCGTTGAAGCCTGATGTAGATAATTCAGCTGACATACTTGATCAGATTGATTTGCAGTTGGCGGCATACAGCCAACTAATAGATGAGGACACACCACAGGTTATTATCGATGCAATTAATATTGACACTGAGGAGTTTGGTATTGCTGATTCAATTAAAGTTCTAGACGCACTTGACACATACTTTGCTAATGGTGTTACGTCAGGAATTGAGTCACTAATGGGTGCCTATGAGGGAATGATGAACGCTAAGAAGTTTAAGTTTAAGTCTAGCCCAATGAGCATAGCAATGTCTGAGAAATTAGGTAGAACTAGATTGGGGCTATTTGCTGGTTTCAGCAGAATACTTGAGCGTAAGTTTAGAAGTGTTGATAAAGCTAATGCATATCAAAAAGCAAGCGGAATTAATGACATCATTGTTGGCGCCAATAAAGCTGACTTTGAGGCTACGTTCAAGCAATCTGAATACATTAGAAAGTTTGGCAAGATGAAGGGCTTTTTCTCAAACGAGAACATATACGAGAGAGGTATCATCGCTGACTTAATTAGAACAAATCCAAACATAGATCAGGATGCTGAGTTTGATCGACTGATCAACATACTTATGGATTCTAAGAACATGCTTTTACAGAGCAGTGATGAGACCAAAGTAAGGATGGGTAGGCTGTATGACAAAGTATTCAAAAAACTTGGTCTATATAATGCTAACGTTACTCTTGAAAGTGTACTTGCTAAGGCTGAGCAAATGAATATAGATGCAGTAAATTTTGCTGTAGATATGTTTGCTGAGAAGTATGAGCAGATGAGTGATACTGCGATGGGTGTTTACAATATCATGTTGAACCAAGATATTAACTATACACCAAAGACATACGTTAACATTAAACAAGGTCAGTCAAAAGATTCTGATGCTTTATCTGGAAGCGATGTACTTGGTATTGGTCAATACTCAAACAACTACTTCAATAGAAATGAGGCTGGTGTGTTGATGCCAATAACAAGACCAAAAGACTTAAAATCAAACGGTAAGTATGTTGACTTGAACTTTGACAATAATATGTTTAGGTCTTATAGACTTGCACTTACCGATTCTTACACAGCTAAATCTATTAGACAATTAAACTCATTCTACAACTCAAGAGAGAATGAAGAAATCATTGGATCTGAGAGAGATTTTGATATCATTAAGAGTGCGCTAGCTGACTACATCAGTACTATAAAAGGAAAAAATCTTATCGACAAAAACCTATTACAAGGTGTAGATAAATTCTTAAATATGATTAGCACATTTGGTGCTGTAAGGGCCCTTGCTGGTATCGGTCAGTTTGCCAACCAGTTTGCATCCGGTATGTCAAATACCATTGTAAATGCAGGTGAGCACATGAGACCATCTGACTTCAGCAAGAGCGCTTTTGACTTCATGAATAAATCAGGTCAGCCGATAGCCAATGTAGGTGAAAATGATATTTTAATATCATTAGCAAATCTTGACAAGTCAATAGAAAGAGCAACACTAGGTAAGAGTATAGCAGAGGTAGGATTGGATAAATTTACAAAGTTTAATGCTAAGGCTTTCCAGTTAATGATATCTAATCCAGATGCTGTTGCAAGACGACTAGCTTGGATGGCTTATTATAGGAAGTATGTAATAAAGAATAAATTAGGTCCAATTGACTTTAATGCTGATCCAAATGCAGACGCAGCAGCTTACGCTCAGTCAATGGTTGATAGATCGATGGATACAACTGACGCTAGAGTTAGAGGTGAGTTATATAGATCTCAAAATACATACGCCAAAATTATTAAAAGTATGCTATTCCCATTCTCATCTTTTGGTATGAACCAAAGAACAAGAATGTGGGGAGACTTAACAAAAATAGTTAGTGGAGACTTTAACTTAGATACAGCTAGGTCACTAGCATCTATTGGTGCAGAGATTGCTGTGTATAATGTCATCAGATTCCAAATGGCGAAGTTGCTATTATACGCAGCAATGAACTTACTAGGATATGATGAGGAAGAGCAAGATGAACTTATTGAGAAACTAAAAAAGAATATGTTATCTAGCTCATGGAGTAAAGCCGTAGTGGATGTAATGTCCCCATTAGCATTAGCAGATAATTATGTTCTTAAATTATCCAATGATTTAATGTCATTTGTGGGTCTTGGCGAACCAAGTAAAACAGAAGTTGATAAATATATTGACGAGGAAAATAAGATTAGAGAACTCAAAAATCAAGATCCACTTAACTCAGAACAAGAAAAAAAGAAAAGAGAAAAGTATATTCAAGAAAACGCCATGCAGTTCTATATATCTGACGAGGCTAACTTTGGTACACTTGGTATCCAATGGGAAAAAATGACAGAGGCTTATGATATTTATAAAGCCATGAACACAGGTGAATTTACTGATAACTTTGATAGAACTGTATACCTTGATGATGAGGGTATGGAAAAAATAAAAGGTGTTGCCATACTAAAAACAATAGGTGTGGTAGCTCCTGTTCGTGAAGTTGATCAGATAGCCAACAAGTCATTCTCATTGCTTAAGAAAAGCAACAAGATATCAGAGAAGGTCAAAGACATGTCAGCTGAGATTAAAAATAAATATGGGAAGCTTGATCCAGTGCTAGAGATGCTAGCTCAAAAGAAAAATAAAATGTCAGCCATTGAAGGTGAGATGAAGTTCATTGAAAAGAACGGAGGCTTGACAGCGGATCAAAAAATAGAATATGCTAAAATCTTAGAATACATTCCGAGACCAACAAAAGATATGTTGTTAGCAATTAAGGCCGGTAAAACAGCCGATCAAATATTAAAGAAGTAAGGCATAACAACCTTACGATTAGACTCAAGGTCGATCTGGAAGAATACAAATCCGGATCGGCCTTTCTTAAAGTTAGTCTGAACCCACTCTGAACTTGGCGAGAATGCCGGAAAGTTGAAGTAGTCAAACTCATCGGAAGAACAGTAGTCGAATAGCATCTGGTGAGAGTCACCCTTGCTGAACTCAACGTAGTCACAAGATCTTAGCTCATGCGAGTGTCTAATGTACTGAGATATTTTCTCAACACCTCTTGAATCAAGCTGGACCTTGAATCCAAACTTAAGGTTGCGAGAGTCTTTGCCATGGCTAATGATAAATCCATGTTTTCCAATTATGTAGTGGTTTATAAACTTCTTGTGGTTGATAACATTGACGTTGCTGTACTTACGATCAACGACATGCTTAAATGCTGAATTAACAATGTATCCAAAAGCACCTGAGTGATTGTCTTCACATATGTTGTTACAAAGAATGTTCTTATACTGAGGGGCTAGATAGTCAATTAACAGTACTTTAGCTTTTAGACCTGCCTCAAACGCCTCTTCGTTTGTCATGTTCTGTGGGAGCTTATGCCCTTTACGCGTAGTCTCACCATCCCATCCATCCATAAAGTCTCCCAGATCATCTATAACAAGACTATCTGATGATTTATTTGCTAAAACAAACTCAGCCATTTCCTCGACTCTTTTATTAAGTAGATCTCCATTCCAATCAGTAGCATACAAAGCCAATCCCTTTCGGCTAGCATCCATACCTACGTGAACATCGGTCCATACCAAACGATCAACTGTATGCCCTGGCTTCCAATCTGACTTAGGCACTGGCGACTTACCTTCAATACATTTTGATATAATTGACTCGTAGTCTATTTCATCAACGCGATATGCTGGATTCTTGATAAATAAAGAGGCCTGCTTAGTCTTAAGCCAAAGGTACGGGACGTTTGAAGGAGCTACTTCTAAGTCATTACACGCATCCTTAACACCTCTATTATTATGCTTAGTAACAGCGCGAGAGACATATATTCTCATTGTCTCTTCTCTCGTATTAAGTTTGTTCTCAGAGATTATTTGTCTGGCAATATCAGCCTTTGTCATTCCCGATGCTAGAAGCTCCAGGATTCTGTCCATATACTGTTTCATCGTAATGGGTTTTATGTAGATCCCTTAGGACCGTGATTAGATTTTGAATAGTGGGAATCAGAGAGTCGTAATCTTCGTCCATGAGATGCTCATAGATGCTGTCAGTTAGCTCGTTTATTTCGAGCATTATTGAGTTAACGTAATTGACATTCTGCATTACGCAAGCTAATGTACAAAAAAATTAAACAACGTAATTAAATGTTGATAAAAAAACTATTGGATCTACTTGGTAGGTTATTCGATATTTATTAATGTTTTCTTTTTTAATCACTTTTGCTATAAAGTATTCGTCAATAACGGAACCGTTTTCATTAATACTAACCGGCCATTTCTCTAATACCCTGTTAATAGGGTACAGCCTAGTTCCATGCTTTAACGGCATAGCTCTAACCGTTATATTGGCTGCATATACCCCTGGCTTCATACGTCTAAATTTAATCCATCATCACTAATTAATTGTCTAAGTTTTGTTCGGCAGTAGTCAGCCATTTCAATCTCTGCGCTAGTAGCCTCTCGGTTACCGATGTATCCGTGCTTAATTATTCCTCTGAGTTCTTGGTCAAGATCCCAAACAATAAGCCTCCATTTAAGACCATTAAGTGCATCTTGTAGTTCATCTTGCTCCTCGTGTTCGAAGTGTAGTGTTGCTTTCATATGTAGTATTTTTTGTATTCATTTTTTTTAACGTCTACTTCTAATTTACGCAAGTCTCGAATGTAAGATGATGCCCACTTGGGGTGCACGCTTAACAAGTTAGCTATTGACATTAGAGGTCTTGGTCTTTCCTGTAAGAAAGGTATTAGAAGTAATATCTTCTTTTGCTTTGGTTCGTATAACTTTTCAAATTTCTCCTGATTCATATTAAATTAAGTGTTTTTCACCATACTTAATCGGTTTTCACCCGATTATGGATAAAATATTAAACATTTTTCGCACTTCATGTCTTTAGTTAGACCTTCAGATATAATCACTCCGCAGTCATGACATAGCGTAGCACCTATACCATTATTGTACTTGTGTATAGGCTTACCATACTTCCTGATTAGCATAAATGTTGTCTTAATGTCTACCCAGTTCAGTTTAATCTCCTCGCCATTTTTAATAGGATACCAAGCAATAGTGTACCCGTGGTCAGCGTTTGTCCAGTCCACACTATTTACTATATTGCCATTAACTGAGTGGAGATATATCCAAGGTACGTTACCGGCAAGCTTGATGTCGTAGCCAATCTTTTCAAGCCTTTCTTTAAACTTTACTACTTCGTTCATTCTCTCTGTATTTAATCTCTTTTCTAATCAAATCAAGGTGCCACTTTGCACCACCATACTCAAGGACTGACTGCAAGTAGTCGTCGTCCATATCCTTTAGTGGTATCCAAGTGAGTGGTTGCTTACCATCTTTACCTCGGCTACCTCGTGTGGCATAGCATCGAACTACGTCAAATGGGTCGTCAGTGTAGTAGTTGTGGATAATCAACTTGTCAAGGTCCTTTGCTCCGTATCTCTCGTAGCTAAGACCACCATCCACCATTGCCTCGTTAGGACAGCTACATGTTTTGTAGTCGTGCACAGTGTAGCTGACCAATAGCTCCTTACATTCTGTGCAGGTTACTGCGTTGTAAACTAGTTGTCTCATATCTTCTCAACTTTAGTGATAAACTCAGGGCTCATCCAAGTGTTTCGCTTGGTATAGTAATTATCTCTAAGCAAGTAAGTTCTTGTTGGTTCCTCGTTCCTTAATGTATAAACTAAGTACTGAGTGTCAGGATTAAACCTTGCGTGGAAAACTTTGATATCCTCATTCATTTCAAGACCTTGCTTGTAATTTTCGTTCATATTTAACCAATGAAACAAATGGTCTCTTTGGTTATCAGTCATCTGCTCCCAATACACATCAGTTAAATGTTGCCAAAACATAGTTCTAGCAATAGGTTTTGGCGGTATACAGGCTTCTGCTAAGAAGGCTAGTTCGAAAAAATCGATTTCAAATTTGTTCATTGTTGTTTACATTTCTTTATAGGTTATGTGGCAATTTTTACCACTTATGTTGAATTAAAAAGCCTTTTTTCTCGGAAGGCTAACCTATCTCCCTACGATGAGAGCCGCAGCCAATGCACGGCAGGTTACGTTCCATACGTCTATGGCATATTTTTTCTATAGTCCAACCAGAATCCCAGTGCGACTATTATGTTCATACCGACAGAACTGAGTATCTCAGTTATGTCCCCATAGACAGTTGTCATCAAGTGAATATGACCAACAGTCCAAAATGGAATGGCTAGATTCTGACTGATCCAAATAATGGTATATCTTATGAAGCCAGCCATTGGTTGAATGCAGTGCTAATGTTCTGAACTTCGTCAAAGAACTCTATCGATCCATCCATATCCTTAACGCCACCAAATACAGTCTTGGATAATTTCTCTACCTCGTCAATAAAATCATTACCGGCCTTCTTAACTCCCTTGCTGTATATTCTTGGGTAGTCTTCTCTAATGTCTTCCATGTAGTCCATTAAAACCGGAAGGACGCCCAATAGGGCCGCCATTTTTCTTTCATTCGATATCATAATATTCTCCATTAAACCAGGTTGCCGAGACCCCGTGGTTGAGCAGCTCCTTGATTCTATAAATCTGTAGTGGCCTCGGCTTTTGTCCTGGACGTTTTACTTCTATAAATTTAACATCTGAGTTCTTTGGTATTGCGATAAGATCAGGGATTCCCGGCTTGTTTGTCACTGATAACTTCAGCACATAGTAACCCTCCTTCTCTAACCTCTTGATTAGTTTTGCCTGTATCTGCTGCTCGGTCACCTACAAATGTAGATGTTTTTTCATAAATACCCAACTTCAACCTACGTTTTATTCTTAAAAAATCATCTAATCTTCTGGCTTCTAAAATATCTTCTTTTAGGTTGTACTCTTTTTTTCTCCTGTATGAACCAGAGTTATGCATAAACTTACTATCTCCCAAATAGTCAGCTACACATTTAGTTTCTGATGCATATACAGCATCCCTAAACCTAACCATATCACTGTGCATGCGAAGACCATGAAATATGCTTGCATGATTTTTTCCAAAAACTTCAGCTGTTTGCATCAAATTTAGTCCTGCCTCACGTAATTCATTATAGATGTAGTACCTTTTGTATACTAACTCTCTTTTTCTTAATTTTTCTTTCAACCCATATATCTCAATGAAGTCATGTATTAATGCTAGTCTGTTCATAATCTTTCTTAAAAATGTTTAACGTATAACTTCTCTTACTCTTCACTGCCTTGTAGATCTTATCTTCAATACCACCTACACTGAATATCCAAAACACCTTGTTGAACTTTCTATCCATTGTAGTCATCCTATCGCGCGCTTGCCAGTACGACGTCGCGCTGAAGTCAATGTTGTAGAACACCACGTAGTCAGCATTTTTTAAGGATATACCCTCACGACCTGATACAATCTGCAATGCTATCACTTGACATTTGCCAGCGTCAAATTCTTCCAAGCTCTCAGTCAATTGGTTTCCATACACCTGCTTCAATGCCTTTAACTCAGCTTTAAACTTGTAGAAGATACCAATTCTTGATGTCGCAAATCGCGACCTTATAAACTCAGCCTTTATGGTGTCAATAACCATGCTGTTACCACTCTCAAACTTCACAGTTCCACTGCATAGCTGGTGTACCTTCTGCATCAACTTAACCGGCGTGTCGGCCAAAATAACTTCTTCCCGACCCTCCACAACCAAGTCGCGCTCCAACTTCTTCACAATCATCTTTGTCTTCTCAGACATATCGACATAAATAACTTCCTCCTCGATCGATGTCTCAAACCCTGACTGCTGCTGCGTGTGGCTGATCATTAGGTAAGCCAATTTGCTCATAATGTCGATCTCTCTTCCGTTTGAATACTCAGTAACTTTAAATCCATTGATCACCCGGTCAAACTTAATGACATAATCATCGGCCCATCTGTAGAAGTTCTTGTACTCACGGAATGGTGAGTAGTCGCTTACCCAGAACTGATGGTACATCTGTGAGTATGACTCAGGACATGGTGTACCTGATAGAAAGATCATTGGCAGATGTCCAAACATCTTTTTAAACATCTTGGTATATAAACCTGGCTTAGGGAAGGCACCAAACCTATGGTGCTCGTCATGTATTACTAGGTCGTAGTCATTAGATGGCAGCTTATGCATCGACTCATCGTTAATGACATCAATGTGGTATGTGTAGCCGAAGTTCTTATAATCACTCAATATAGAACTTATAGCTTTCTTTTTAGTTAAGAATAATACTTTCTTAGCTTCAAATTGTTTAGCTATTTCTAAAGATGTAGCTGTTTTACCACAACGAACCTCCATAGCTAAGTATAGTATCTTATGCTTCTTTAGGATATTCAATCCCTTTGCAGCTATATCTACTTGATAGCTTCTTAATTCAAACATATGTTCTGTTGTTTATTACATTTAGAATAGTCTTTCTACTTACATTATACTTAGACATATAAACGTGTGTATTAAGACCTTTAATTAAATTTAACTTAATATCTGTTAATGCATCATCACTAAGTTTTCTATTATGGTTTAGTTTATTCAGTACTTTATAAGAATGAACTTCATTCTCAGAAGATGTACACCATTCTAGATTTAAGACATGATTATTTAACTTATTACCATCAATGTGATTAACAAATTTTTTATTGTTTGGATTTGGTATAAAGCAAATAGCTACTAACCTGTGAGCTAAAAATCTTTTTGTTTGATTGTTTTTGCAAAGAGTATATCTAAAATAACCCTTGTTGTAATCAGGTTTTAGAATTCTTTCTTTTCGTTTTAATTTGCCGGTATTTGATACCATGTAGTCTTCGTAGCCGATGACTTTTACCCATTCTTCCATATTAACTGCACTTAATAAAAAACCTTACTGGGTTTCGTGGTGCAGCACTACTCCCCAATAAGGTTCAAATGTTTTCTTTAAAAGCCTGCACGCTCAATGCAAATATACTAAAAATTACTTTCATCCTTTAGTTTTTTGATTGCCTCACTAAGTTCATTAGTTAATTCTTCTGAATTCCTAACCGACGACAACTCACGACGTAACGCCATGATGGCATGGTATGGATCATAATACAAGTCTTTGTTCTCACCGCTAATGAATCTCAATGCTGATACGTATGACAACATCATGCTAGACAGCTCAGCATCTATCTTCTTGCCTCTCGGTTTCTCAGCTACCTCTACTATTGCTTCGAAGCGCTTTTTTAAAATTACTTTTGCTAGGTTCATACCATATACATATCATCGCACCAGATAGGTGTTTGCTCACCTACATAGCTTCCGCGAATGTTAAACTCAAAGTGTTCAAGCGCGTCCTCAAGCTCCATCTCATCCTCAGTTATTAATATCTCAATGACCTTTGATACTGAATAGATTAATCGCATTGGCTCACCAACCTGAACACCAATCACAGCTCCATCTAACCCATCTGCCTTCAAGAAGGTCTCGTCTGGGTAGTACTCTAAAATTTCTTCTAACATAACTTTAACTGTTTTAATTCTTTAACAATAAAATGAATCTGCTTACCATGTGTTGATCGCAACACTAATGGTTTTGAACCGAATGCAAACTCTCCATAGGCATCCAACCAATGATAGAACTTAGCATTTGATATCTTATACCTACCATACCTACCATAGTCAGGATACTCTTCAGTAAACTTATTAAGCATGTCCTGACCCAACGTCTTGGCATTTGGCTTAGTGTCCATATTGTCCTTAGATGTTGCCCACTCATAGAACTCTGACGATGTCTCAGCTATTAACTTGCGGACTTTAAGGTTTTTAAACTCACTACTCATCAGTCCTCTTTGAAGATACAACTGCAGGTTTGATATCATGTAGTTGTCAAATCTTACCCACTCATCGTCATGCCATCCGCTGTATAACATGTGACCAAACTCCTGCTCTGGTGTCTTATCTTTTGTGTAGTACTGCTTGAACTCAAGGTCCCACTTGCGTCGATCAAATGAGTTCCCTGCTCCCCTAATGGCATAGTTAGTGGTGATGACAATCTTAGGTGAGCGCTCAAATGGAACGTGAATCTCATCCTTGTTCTTCTTTTCTAAACTGATACCCTCTGTGATAACACTGAATAAGTTTTCAAACGTAAAGTTCTTTGCGACGTCATCAAACACTAACACCTGAGTGTCAACCTGAACGCGTTGATATGGGAATGACTTCTGGAAGCTGAAGCCCTTGCCATCAATCTTTACCATCTTCTTCATGTGGTTGATCGAGTTGACAAAGATACCCTTACCGGTACCACCTTCAGGATTGTCGCTAATAACCTCATCGTTTAAAATTACGGCCGGACAGTAGCTTGCTGGCTTGTGGCTATGCATAAGGTAACCAAGTGTTGAGCGCATCGATCGAATCCTATCCGACTCACCTCCTGAGATATTACTGACAAACGTATTGAATTCGCAATCCTCAACGTTAGGTCGGTAGATGAAGTTCCTCTTTATGCGCTGCATCTCCCATACATGACCATCCAAGTTCTTGTAGTCAATCACATCTATCTTATCCTTAGTTACATGCACAGCACAATTCATGTAGTATAGATAAGCTGATTCATTAGTGTCTTCCTTAAACGTCGCCTCAATCTTTGGAACAAAGTTTAGGAACGCTTCTTGGAAGAATTTAGTGTTCATTGCAAAGTAGTTGTACACCATCAAGTCATCGTAGTCCATTAGATAGTCAAGCACAAAGTCTTTAATGATGTCCTCATTGACATCGCTTATGAGGTTGTCAATTACCCTAACAAACACAAACGTCCTTGATCCAGGTGGGTAGTACTTAAAGAATCCATTCTTATTTAGAAACATTCTAAATAAATGAGGAACTGCCTCAACCTTCCCTTTGCTTGACTTGGTCCAGAACTCTTCACAATCATCTTCTTGAGGAGATATACTCATCTTCTCAACCCTTTTAATTTCATCTAACTTCTCAGTGTCTTCATAGAACTTAGTGCCAAATGATGACATGTCTCGGTAGGCCGATCGAACAATGGTTGGTATCTCAGCATGCATCTCACCTGACGTGTCTTGGTTCATTAATACATACTGCGCCTGATCTACATGTATGCCAAACTCTTTTAACGCAACAGCAAACACATACAGGTTATTGTTGCGCTGTCCTGGAACCATGCCATAGTTCTTGCCCCACCAAATGCTTAGTCGTCTGATGATCTCATTGGTGTCGTCTACACGGATGGTTGTAGTCTGAACAGCTCTTGGCTGTGCAGGAATCGGCTTAACCATATCAATGAACACCTGGCTGTTCTCGTTTACGTAGATGTCTGGGTCATACGACTCATAGCATACACGGCTTAGGTTCTTACTTGTGGTATCAAACTCCTTGCAAAAGAACAACGAATGAAGGCCATCAAAGTAGTACTTGTGGTTCTCAATGTCAGCAGGTATCTTAACCAACATCTTCAACCCATCACCTGAGGGTGACGTGAATATAGCATGCGCGTAAGGGCTTAGCCGTAGCTCAAAACGTTTGTCATCTAATGCCTGCTGATCGTCAAATCCATCGAAGTCTAGGCAGATAATCCCACTGTGCTCAATGCAGGCAGTGTCTGCACGCTTCTCAAACTTACCGCTAAAGCAAATGGCTGGAAGAAGTTTCTTCTTCTCATTGCGCGCATCCTTTTGAGTAAGGGCTCTCACTTCCTCCACTATCTGCTGCGACTTGCCCTCCTTGATTCTCTGAAGAGCCTTCTCCAACGGAACGTAGAATGGCTTGCTCGTGTTCGTTATTGTTTGAAAGTAGGTTATCATATTGTTTTTTATATTCGTTAATCACCGACAAATAAGCAAGGTTGCCCTTGATAGTCATACCATTGTAGTCGTAGGTCTCAGACATGAACTTCTCATGCATCTTAATTCCATGTATGACTACAGAGTGGTGTCTGTTAAACAACCTACCGATCTGTTGTAAAGTCATGTGCTCTCTTAGTATACTAAACAAATAGTCTCGCTTGTATACCAAGTCAATGCGCTGACTGGGGCCATCAAGGCCGTCTTTCTCAATCCATTCCTTTATCTTTTCTAGCATAGCTTAAATATTAAATAGCCAATAGTTATTCCTGCTAACAGGTGTAATAGTCGGTAGTAGTCCTCTTGGTTCATTGTTCTTCGTTTACGATTTCTAAACTACCATCAAAATGGTATCCTGTTAGCTTGAGCAACTTATCCAAGTGATAAACCAAGTCCTCAAGAGTTACATCCTCGTGTTCAAACTCATAGCTTGCTTTGTGTCCGTAGTGTGTGATTTCTATTTTCATTGTTCTTGTTGTTTAAATTGCTTGTAATACTCGACAAATGTTTCGTGTTTAAATCCAATCATTGGATGCGTTAGCCTACTTTCTTGAAAGGCATTTAACATTTGCTCCTTTTCGATTTCTTTGGCTTGTTCTTTTAGCTTCAAATAGTCTTCAACCTTAATTGAAATTTGTATTCTCCCAATGCTTACATTTTCCCAGGATTCACCTTGTGCCTCGAGTTGCTCTATAAATAATTCTACTGCTGTTTTCATTGTTCTTGTTGTTTAAAGGTTTCATCCCAATACTCTTCAAATGTTTGCCAATTTTCTTCTGCAATACCTTTGCCTTCAAATCTACCCGCTTGATGTGCTACATCCCAAGTTTCTTTGTGGGCTTGTTTATCCATTTCTTTAGCTTGACTTAGAAGATTAAGTACTAAGCCTTTTGTTAAAATTCCATATTGGTTTACTTCTTTTTCAAGCCATTCTACTGCTGTTTTCATTTTATTGTTGTTTAAAGGTTTCCTTTAATAAATCAGCAACTAATATGATCTTAGGGTTGCCATCTTTATCTGTTATTTCAAACTTACTTGAAGGAGTAATGTTTAATGCCCTCATGAATTTATGAACTGCAACTCTTTCAATTTGTTTATTCACAATCATCAGCCTCTCAATGTAGAGCGTTGCATCTTGCAATTCTTCCTGCAAATGTTTAAGCCAATCAAGTGTACTTAGGTCGTCGCGAGTTAGCATCGTCCCATACTTCTTTATGCCTGCTTGAGACCTATCATGAAATTTATTTATTACCCTGTCGACAATTGGGTCGGTCTGAAGATTATCAGCCGTTGACGTTCTATACCACATAATTAGATTAGATTAAAAATGGGTGCCCTAGTCAACACCCATCAATCAAACCAATCCCCAGACTAGTGGGTCAAACAACTTCTTAAAATGGCAAGTCCTGATCGTCAGAGTGACCTGATCCAGGTGTGCTAGGCGCTACGTTAGGAGCGAATGCCGGGTTAGATGTGGCCGTAACAGCAAAGCCCTCAATTGTTGAGAAGTACTTCACTTGGCCCTGTGGACTAGTCCACTCACGACCCTTCAAACTGAACGACACCTCGACCTCTTGGCCTTCAGCAATGCTGTTCAACAAGTCACACTTGTCGTTAACAAATGTGAATGGAATGTACTGTGGGTACTGGTCAGCACCATCGGTTACAATGAACTCACGCTTGCGAAATTTGTCGGAGATGGTCTCCACATTGCCTACCTTGTAAGCAATCCCTTTGAATTTAAACATATATATTAATTAAAAGATTACAGAAATAATTACCGCAATACATATTACGATAACGGCTATTACAATAGCTAAGCTTGCTAACTCAGCGCGACCTGCCTCTTTCTCTAAAAAGTAGACATGGTCAGTGATTACCTCGACCTCGTCAGGGTAGAAGACATACTCCTTCTTATTTATTGTAACGTAGTACAAATATTGCTTCTTATAGCTTTGGAATACTTCGCCAACATACTTGTCGAGCTCGTCATAACCACCATTAGTTAACAAACGTATCATTGGTTCTTGGTTTTTAAATAGTCAGTATACCACTTAGCATACTCAATGCTGGCATCTAATGCAGCGTCCATCACAGCTATCTCATCGTCAGTCAGCGTGACCTTTACAATAGTCGCGCGCAGTTGATCAGGAACGTCACCCATGTAGTGTAACGTAGGCTCGTCCCATTCATTGAGCAAATCTTCAGGCGTGTCGCTTAACATATATGCCACCTCACCATCACGCCAATCAAGACCGGTCATCTTGCGTAACATAAATAAGTAGCTCTTTATCTGCCAGTCGTAACCGGACTCTTTGACTTTCTTCTGAGCCTTGCTCTCCAACTTAGGGAACGTCTTCTTAGACCATGGGCTCTTGATGTCAATCACCTTGAGTCTCTTTTTGTCGGCGATGTCAGGGTGACCACCCAAGCACTTATACGACAGCTCATAGAACTCATCACCCTCAACTAGCTTCTTGTAGTCAGTGAAGAAGATGCGGTTGTACAGCTCAATCGAGTCGTCCTCAACGCGCGTACCCTTGTCAGTCTCACGGCTACCAAACCAATCTTTATATTGGTATGTAGACTCGTTGATGATGTCCTCAATGATCGTCTTGGCGCCATCACTTAGCGTAGGCTTAGCGTCACGCTTAGCGACCAACTCATCACGCTTGGCTGCTTGGATTTCAGTTAGCTTGACCTTGGCTAGTAGGCCATCAAGAGTAGCGGACTGAACCGGGGTTAAACCCCCGGTTGCGCCCGAAAATATTGCTGAACTATTGGATGCCCTTAATTTGATCATGTTGCGCCTGGTTTAAATTAAAATCACTAGTTAACTTCTCAACAGTTGTCTTACCGTCCTGTAACGCCTGCAATGCTTTGGCAAAACGAGCGTCATCAAGGGTTGGCTTCTCCTGTTTAGGCAATGGACGTGTGCTGAAACGCAAAGCATCAACCATACCCTGTGGACTCTTTACCTTCTCAACAGATAGAACAATCTGCTTGCCGATGTAGTCGTCAGGGTTGAAAGACCCGAAGAAAACTTCTAGTCGCTTAAAGTTTGAGCGATTGGCTACCATAGCCTTCTGAAATTCCTTTAGCTTGATGAACACCTTGTCCTCCTTACCCATCTCTCCGACCATAATGTCTTGAAAGATTTTCTCGATTGTAACGATTCGTGGCTCGTACTTGCCATTGACCTCTAAGTCCCAGCTACCTAGATACTTATTGTCCTTCATTAAATTTCTCCAGTGTGACATGTTAATTAAATTTGAACAAAATTAATATATTTCTTTTTCAATTCCAAGTATTGCTCGATAATTTTTTTACGCCTATCGAGGTTAGCTTTTGATACCTCATCAGCAAGTTGATCCATCATTACTCTACAAGCTCCAGCCTGAAATCCTTTGGTCTCAAATATACTGTATTGATAGTCATTTACTAATGTGAAGTTGTTACCCATTACATTGTAGATGCGAAAGGCTCCATCGTGGAGCCTCTCGATCTTGACACCCATGTCGATATAGTATTCACTATTGTTTGTCTTCCATGGTGTCTTTGTTATATCACTCCACGCCTTCATACTCTAGAATTACATACTCCTCAGGAAACTCAATTGGCTCATCAGATAAGAACCGAAACCAAACTACATACCCGGTTTTAGTTCTGGTTACATACACAATGTAAACAAACCCCTCCTCTCTGTGGAAGTAATTAAACAATGGGACATCAATATCATTTCTGTCGATGTCCAGTGTATGCATCTTAGCTCCATTGTACTCAAGTGTGCTAAGTGCTATTGACATGGCGGTATTCATGTCATGAGCGGTAGTGTAAAAGTTGCCGTCGCTTAATACATTGTAATCAAAACGATCGGGCTTCCATTGTGCAGCTATGCCTTGAGTCAAGGCCATAAGGCCACTGAAGAACATTACAACAACCAATGGAATGCCTACGCTTGCGCGGACAATTGTGTTGTTAATCTTGGCGACATGCAGTAACCCTGCATATGCGCCTATTGAAATGATAGCATACATAATGTAAAGTATAAAAAGATAAAAAACATTGCGACTCCCATTACCCGAATCGCTAGGTATTTAGATATGCCGAATACATACATCAGCAGAAATGAAATGGCTAGTTTAAGCATAGTTTCTCAATTTTAATTTGTACTACAGCCTGATCAATTGACTTGATAGGATGACTCGTTATAATGCAACACAAATCAAGAGCCCTGCCCTTATTAGTCGCCATTAACTTTAGCTTCTTGCCGTTCTCTAAGGTTACGATGTACCTCTTCAAGACTGGCGACATAGATGATGGTGTCTTCATTGATTTTAGATTTAGTGATTGCCTCTCTAATACTACGCGCCTCAACCGTCACACCAGTGCACAGGATTGGGCTAACGTGGTAGCACACGTGATAACTACTATACCTCATAAATGATAAGCCCCCATAATAGTTTGACTACTCGCTTCTTTGGTTTCTGCATCGACTCAAACTCCTGCTTGATGCGACTTAAGTGACGCTTGCTCGGTAAACCCTTGACCCATCGGTATCGAGTACCCTTGGTCTTTTCAATATAACCCAACTTCACGCAGATGGTGATTAGGTATTGGCTTACTCTGTGCTTCGAGCGCATTTCTTGCAACTTGAAACCATCGCTTAAATACATGTCCTCTAAGACCGTCATGTACTTGGTCTGCATTCTTTCGTTCATCATAACTTTATAGATATTCCGTGTAATAAAAAATGGATGAGTATCTCCCTGTCATCCAAACTCAGGGATATTGATAAGCCGATAGTCCTACCGGCTGGCCAACTTTCAGTTATTCTTATCTGCATCTAAAATAGTTTTAGTTGGTTAAATGTTACCTCGCCTGACATAATGCGCTCGGTGTCCTTGTCAATTATATCAGCAAACTCAATCTCACAAAATGTACCACAGTCTGGGACTATCGGTGGCTCATGTCTGCCTTCATTTGGACCTAAGTCTTTTAAGAACTTACCCTTGATGCAGCTATTTCCAATTGACTGCTCCAACTCAGACATCTTTTCAAATGTATCCGGGAAGTGCTTGCGGACATGGTTCCAATAGCCCTTGCCTCCCTTAACGCATCCAATGCAGTTATTATTGTGGAAACCTAAGTTATACATCTCAGGTAACGCAATGCCATTACGCATCAATAACTCAGCACACTGCTTCTTGGTCATCTTACGATCAATTAATGGATACAATGGCTTGGCTTGAGGATACTGCTGAGAGAATCTAATCGCACGATTAACCTCCTTCTTTGAAAACTCAAAGCCAAATATCTGCCCGTCGTAGTCTATCTCCTTTTCAATTGCATACCTTACGTTTTTCTTTAACTCCAGTGTGCACCTTGCGCCTGAGGGGCCGTTGATGTACCTGGTCTTCTTAATGACCTCAAATTGGTCCAAATATTTTGGACTGCGCCGGCGAATTATTTCCTTGCCGTACCACTTCTCACAATCATCTATGAATCTCTCGTTGTCTTTGTGAGCTGAATCAATGACCATGTAGTACAACTCAACGTTGTCTTTACCATACTTGTCTAGTGCCAACTTGCACGCAACTGCAGATGTTACTCCGCAACTAAACCATCCTATCTTCTTCATCCTCTTTAAGTATTGTTAGTAACGCATCAGCCATTCTTACGGCCTCTATAGCTATTCTTCTAGCTTCGTCGATGTGTAAATTTTTCTTGTTGTCGATTAATGCTTGCATTGCCATTGCTGCAATTTGTTCTCTCTTGTTCATAGGTTGTCATTTAGTTCATAATAATACGCCTCGTCTAGAAACTGCTCGAAGGCTAGCAGTTGGCCTTTGGATAGCTTGGCCTGCATCTCCCTGGCGATCGAGTGCTCGTTGGCCTCGATGTGTTGGCAGATTTGCTCGAAGTATTCGTCTATGTCGTTGTATCCGACATAGTCTAAGTCATGTTTAGTTATCATTTGGAAAGTATTTAGGTGGTACTACAATAAAGTGATTGACGCAAAACACATTTGACGTTTCCAGAGTTACAACTCTGAAAGGTATTTTATTGCGCTTGAGCTCAGAAATTTTTGCCTCAAGATTTTTTTGGGCGTTTGGGTATGGGCTGTCGTCCCATCCACCAGTGTCAGGCTCGCAGTGAATGGCGTAGATTGGCTCGCGATATCCTCTCCATCCATCCAAGCGGACGTAGCGCATCGTCATGTCGAATGCAGTTCCGACATTGTCAAGATAAGTTGGCGGTGGTGCGCCCTCATGAACTCTAGTCATATCACCATCCCACTCAGCTCCATTCAAATGTGGTTTCTTTTTGTGTGAGTAGGCCGTTGTGTTTGGCAATTGGTTTAGCCACTTGTTGGTCGTCCTGGTTGGCCAACCTGCGTTGGATACATATAGCCCATCCACTTCGTGGCGTGCTATAAGGTTACCGAATAGATAGAGCGATTGGCCGTCCGTTTGGCCGTTCCCTTGTTTCTTCTTTTTGCCGTCAAGGAATGATTGAATTACTGCGTTCATGTGGATAGATATTTAAGAAGTGAAATAATTGTACTAACTCAGACTCATTTTTAGCCGTCTTGAGCGGTGTTCGGAATTTAAGATACCAGTGTGTGCCGAAATTGTCCCATGTCATCTCGTCTGTGAACTGGGACTCTAAATACATGCGGAACTTCTCGCGATTCAGACAAACAAGTTGCCTTACTGTCGAGTTCTTGTTCCATCGTTGCGACTTGATTGAGTCGTTTAATAATTGCCTGTAACGTAATTTTAATTTTTCCATAGTATAACTTTTTAGGCTATAAAGTTATACAACTTTTCTTGATGTTTGTCGGTTTTATGCTAAAAACAATGTCAAGTTTGATTGGTTTATGTCAAGATTTAGGGTGTTTGTGTTGATTTTATGTTGATTTTTTCCCGTCAAATAAGGAAAGTGTTGAAATGTCAAGTTTTTTCCTATTTATTTAGAAGGAAAAAAAATAGTATAACTTATAAGTATATATATAATATAAGCTTTTTTTCTGCCACTATGGAGAAAACTTTGACATTTTGACATAAAAGAGGGTTAGATGATTGTGAATCAAGTAGTTATGCGTTTAAAAGTTGACATACGGCCGACATAAAACGACATAACTTGACATTTAGCACTGGGAATCAGGCAGTTAGTTGACATACTCCTTTATGAAGTAGTTTATTAGGCCTTTCAGGTCTAATGAATTGGTATACTGACTGCACTGAGTGGCATACCGGCCGTTTGGTTTGACGATTACGTTGCCATCGGCAATCCATTCTTTTAATCTACTGCTAAGTCCCATGGTTGTAAATTTTTAAAGTTGATCAAGTGTCTTTCCTTTATTGTCTTCACGATGAACTGAGCCAACTTCTTGTTGGCAGTTGGTTTGTCAATCTCTCGTGTGCCAATTGCCTGGACAACGTCACGAGGTAGCATATTGAGCAGACGACTGCACACCTTGACATCTTGGCCTAGGTAGTAAGACTTGTTGCGATAGACTAGCGTCCAATAATGGAAGCCGTAGCTGTTTGTGATTTCTATTCTCATGGCTTATAAAATAAAATGTATTTGTTAACTGATTTGAATTGTATCTCGTCTCCTACTACTGAAATGATGAGGTCCTGCTCACGTTCCATTTCGTCAACGATTCGTTGTACCTCTTTGTCGTCAGGACATAGGTCAAACTTAGCGTATGGATTCTTTTTTCTCCATTCGGTGTTGGCTTCGGTAGTAAATACATAGCTACCCTGACAACCGCAAGTACAGCCTTCAGTGTGGCCGATGTATACTTGCTTTACATTTTGTAGTTTGATTTGAACGTTCATGGCTATATTTCTTGGATGTATACTTTAATTGATTGGTCAGGCTCCTGGACGTAGAAGGATTCGAACTCATCAGTGTAGGTCTCAGTAATTGAGTCACGGGTGATGATTTCTTGCCTGATTTCAGCGAAATGTTTATGGGCATCTTCGAACGTCTCGAAGTAAAAGTGCTCGTTGTAATCCATACAATCGAACGTGTGGTGAACTGCGAATTTGTACATGGTTTCTAGTTTTCGTATTCGTTACCTTCTGCATCGTAGTAGCAGTCGTCATCGATTTCTTCCCATTCGGTGTAGTAGTAGTAGTCTTCGTTGTAGAAGAACTCCAGTAAGTCGTCTTCGGTATCGCAATCTTTTGAGCTGTTGCCGTTGCAATCTTCCCAATCAAGTTCTCTGAGGTGAGTGATTAGGTCATCCTTACTGGAGAAATACAATTCGCCATCACCTACTACATATCCTTCGTTGATGCCTTTGCCGGTAGCATCACACCTTCTTGCAAATTTTTCCATGATTTCTAGTTGTTATTCCAAACCTCATCGAGTTGGTAACCATAGGTCACTAACATAAAGTTTAGGTAGTTATTGAAATGATTCTTGTCACTAAATTCTTTAGTAACATAGATGACTTGACACCATTTATTTAGGAACTTTATCTTGAGTTTCATATTGACATTCCGTTTGTTTGACCTGTGATTACTTTGTATAAGGCGAATGCTACTGCTACACCTACTGACGTTCCCATGATGAGATTGAACGCCCTTGCTAAAAAGATTACTGCTTTCATGTTATTGTATTTGAGGGTTAAGATTCCAAAAGTTGTCTGCACTGAATGTTACTTCATCGAAGATAATTTCCCAACCATGATTGGTGTAGCTTCTGCGATGCAATTTGTAGCGGATGTCTTGGCCACCGAAATGCAGTTGGTCTACAGTTACCAACGTCCCATTGATAAGTGCTTTGAATGTTTTGAGAGTTGTCATAGCTTATTAAATTGTTTTGTAATTACTTGTTTGTTTTCGGTTAGGAATTTTACCATGCATTCGTATTCACCTAGATTGCTATCATTGTATTTTGAAAATTCAAAATCATTAAACAAATCATTGATGAATTCATGCATTACATCATATTCGCACTCTAGGTTTATAACCACGTCGAATAACTTTGAGAATAAATAAAATGAGTAGTTCATGGCTATCTATATCTAAATGGGATTAATAACTTGCGTGTCTTAACTAACACACCTTCCTGAAAAAAGCCGATGATTTCGTAACGGCCTTCGATTCTGATTACTCTAGTTTCCATAATTTTTTGATTCCCAGGCATGGGTTTATAGGTTAGTAAAAATATCCTTGTGATTCGCATCTATCTAATGGAACATTTATCCATTCTTGTGGTACTTCGTAAATGTTTGGATGAATTGCCTCAGGCTCTTCGTAGTACAATTGGATGCCTAGATTTCTGAGTGTTTCATACTCTTGGTCCGGGTCGTTGTCATCGTTGAAAAGGTATCCGTTCATCTCTGCAATTAAGATAAAGATGTCGATGCCACCAAATATGCCGTATCCTTGGTAGTTGTGCTCTACATACTCGTTGCCATTGTCGTCTACAAGTACTACTTTGAAAGCTCCTTTTGAACTGTAAACGTTACTAATTGAGCGGTTAGTGTCGGTTGTTTTGAAACTGAAAAATCCCATGATTTCTATGTATTAAAGTTAGTGGTGCAGTGAGTGTCGCTCTCATTAATTAGTCATTCTAACTGCACCTAATGCTTGCATGCCACGTGAAACTGCATGCCCTCTTTTAATCTCTACAGGCATCACCATTTGGCCTGTGATTTTAACGCTGACCACTTGAGTAGTGTATCGAGCGCCCCGGCTTTCCGTAGTCTTTATACTTTACGCACCGGCCTAGTGTGACTTACCTAGTTAGTTTATAGTCTTACCAATATGTCAATGAACTGAGCTTAGAGCTGTGTAGCAGACCTACTTTGAACCGACTTACCGCAGTGAGCTCCCCGAAGGGCACCTAGTAAGGCTTTATCGTTTGGGTCACCTTTAGTATACTGATTCGTCATCGTAACGCCTAAGGGCTTGCTAGTAAGAAGTGTCGTTGTTAGCTCGTTTGCTTGATACAAATATATGTCAACTATTTGGATTGTGCAAACAATTTGAACAAAAATATTCACTTTATATGCTAATTTATATTCATTCTAAATAAGAGACACGTTTGTCTAACGGATAAATGCTTTAGAATCAGTAAGTTACGAACTACATAACGCCAATAGGCCTTATGTATGTTTGATATGTAAAATGAACGATGGGTGCAACCCCCTCCCTTCAGGCGCGCGACCAACCGCTCAAACGAACGAACGGCAGGCCGTCAGTCGCCTGGGAATCGCGCATATTCGATTGGTCTCAAAGTCTATTCTATTTAACATAATGCAAATTATAAGACATGCCTAGCGCGCGACATGACAAACGGCAGTAAGGCCTGTAGCCCGTCTGCATTGGTCTCCATGACAAACGGGCAGGCCTACCGAAAAGCCAAAAAATCCTGCCGAAAAGTTCGAAAAGCAGACCCCCCGGGGTCAACTACAGATCGTTTCCCCTGCGCGCCGGCTCGCGCGGATTGGGGGTATTACCCAAATACTCCATATATCTAATAATCCTTATATTTGTACCATGACAATACTAATCGTCCCAACATTCGGCCTAGCGGTCGGTATAGAAATCTTTCCGGCAGACGTTGACTACAAAGTGAATGAGTTGGTATTAAATGTGTTACTTTTTAAAATCGTTATACAATGGCAGTAAAAATGCGAACAGGTCGTCAATCGACCAAAATAGTAGACCCAAAGACAGGCGCAAGGGCAGCCGACCCTGAATTCGTGGGCGCAAGAACAACTCATGGTGGTACTGGTACTAGTTGGCCTGAGGTAAGAAAGGAATATCAATCAGGCAAGAGAAGCGCACAATTTAATACAAGATCAACGCCACCTGAATTGAAAAGCTATCTTACTGGCAAGACAAACAAACTTAGCGAGGACTTTGATGAGCCCGAGGTTTCAACTTCTGGTGATATCCGTTATACTAGAACAGCGAAAGAGGCCAAGTTGCCGGTTGTTGATTCCAAGATGATGCAAAAGATGCCAACCAAAAGAGCAACCATTACAGCTCCAAAAGGAAAGTTACGTCAATCTATGCCAACGGTAGAGAAGCCTGTATTTGAGGCTCCAGCAGCTACACGTCAAAAGACCAAGACTAGCGCGGCTATGACTGGTGGTGGCAAGAGTGGTCTCACTAGAGCTACTAATCCAAAGGGTAGTTTGGGTGCTGCTAGAGTAACTACAACAGTCAATAAGGCTGGTCGTGGTTACAATAAAGAGGCCAAACAATTTGCTGCATATGCTAACCCAACTGCTAGTGGTACTTACTTAAATACTGCGTCTAAGCCTGAGATCATGCGCATGCGTGCTGAGTCAAAAGGTATTCAGAAGCAGTATCGCAAGGAGGGCAACAAAGAGGGCGTTCAGATGATGCGCTCAGAGGCCAAGCAGTTAAAGACAGCTGGTAAATTCGCTGACAAGTTGTATGAAAAGGGTGGCGGCAAGTACTTCAAGGGAAGTATGGTAGACCAATACCGCAAGTCAAGATAACATTAACCCCTCCAAGCGAGGGGTTTTTTCATTATAATTAGACCAATACCACAAAATATACTATTTTTGTGGTATAAATCTAATAAAATGGTAGTAAAACATGTACATTTAGGCGACGAAGGTCGTAAAAAGCTCATTAAAGGCATCAAAACGATCGCTGGAGCAGTAAAAAGCACATTAGGTGCGCGAGGCCGCACTGTTCTCATTGAGTCAGAGAACCATGTGGGCGGCATTACGGTGACAAAGGACGGTGTAACGGTCGCTAAGTCAATAAATCTATTTGATCCGGTTGAGAACTTGGCCGTTATGATGGTCCGACAGGCTGCTGAGAAGACAGCAACCGTTGCTGGTGATGGCACTACGACAAGTGTTGTGTTGGCTGAGGCTATTGTTGATGCGGCTTCAGATGTTTTAACATCTGACGACAACGTGACTGAGGTCATCAGAGAGATTAATCAAATTACTGACAAGGTTGTCAGTAACCTAACCAAGCGCTCAAAGAAGTTATCTGGCAAGAAGCTCCGCGATGTAGCTTCAATCAGTGCAAACAATGACACTGAGATAGGTGGCATGATCGCTGACGCGTTTAGTGAGGTGAAGATGGTATCAGTTGAGAACAGTAAGGACCACAACACATATGTTGAGGTGATTAAGGGTATCAAGGCTGACCGTGGTTGGACTAGTCGTCACTTTATTACTGACTACAAGCGACAAGAGGCTGTGTTGGAGAACCCATACGTTCTGATCACTGACCAAGAGATCAGTAATTTGTTAAACATTGAGAGAGTGCTACAGCATGTTGTGGCTAACAACAAGCCACTACTTATTATTGGTGAGCTTACCCCTGCTGCACTTAACACGTTAAACATTAATGTTGTTCAGGG